GGTCTATTCTTGTGCATCATACGAATGGTGTACTTTAATACATTACCACGGCAGTATGCAATAGCACCGTCAGTCCCAAGTGTATCTACAATAATATCAATTGTTTCATACTGACCCATGTTGTAATGGGCAGGATGATTAACCATGTCTGACATTATGCATTCCCCCTAGTCTTAGTCCAAGCACTGAGCTTGTACACATTATCTGATGATCCGATCATCTGCTCTACTTCATCTAACTTATCTTGATCCAGTAACTCACCACGATCTACATATTCAATCATTGCCTTCATCACTTGATGGTGGAACTCTTCATCTTCAGTGATCAAACGAAAGCATGTGATCATCATGTTAGTGAGTTCTTCAATAGCACCTATTGATTCTTCTGAGCCTTTATCTACAGGCATGATAGCAATATTAAGATCTAATGTACCTGTCCATGTACCGTCCTTCTCAAAGTTAGGACTTAGAACAAGTGCTACATCATCATCATTAAATACATTATCAGGATTCATTTTGCTTTTTATCCTTAAAGACAATTAGTTTCTCTGGGAAATAACTCTTGGGTGATTCTTCTGCCCACTCTAATGGGACATACTTAACTGCATACTGGAATCCATTCTTCTCACACCATGAAGCATATGTGCTTTTAGATACTTTACTTAGCTTCCTATCTGCCCTTTCAAATACAAACCTTACATCAAGCATTGGGTGTTGCTGCTTGATAAGTAAATGCTTGCGTCTATCTTGTGAAGTAAATAAACCCTTAGTCTCTACTATAACACCATTGGGAAGTAAGAAGTCAGGTGTATACTTTCTGTACATAAGATCTTCCCATTCGATCTTAATGTGTTCGTACTTAGCATGTATGCCATTCTCTTTTAAATGCTCTTGTACTTTGATTTCTAACCCACTTCTATAGCCATACTTCTTGCCTACAGCCCAGGCTTTACGGGTGTCATGTATTGTCTTTACTTTCATTTTCTTTCTTCTTGATAAAGACATATGAGACAGTTGGGGGATTTTCTGCCCTTGAGACAAGTGATGGTCTTTCTTCAAGACCTTCCCAACATGCGTACCTGTAACTACACCACTGGCACTCCTTGCCAAGGACTTTGTTACCCGTTGGCTTGTTGTAATATGTTTCTTCCTCTGCCTCATAGCACCTACGAAATACATTCCCTTCAAGTTCTGCGGCTACTGCTTTGATATTCTCCGCATGTACATCGACATTCAAACCATCTGCAGGTACGTACTTAAACTGTCCTGTAGCTTTATTAACTACCCACCATCCACCTGCCTCTATGCCCATAGCTTTAGCATAACCAGCTAGCTGTGCTAGATATCCAAAGGAATCACCATCAGCAAGGGATTGGAAAGACTTAAACTTATTCTCATAGGACCATGGTGAGGCAGACTTAACATCATCTACCTTACCGTCCATGACAATATCAGGTGTGCCATGAATCTTGTACTCACCTAGATCAAGGGTAACCCTCTCTCCATCTGAGTATGCTACCCCTGTCTGCTTAAGCAATCCCTTGAATATAGCTTCAATGATATCGCCTATCATCATGTTCATGACGAAGTTAGTACTGTGGGGTATTGCCTTATGTGGCGCATTCTTATCGAACCACAATTGGCAATACGCCCTGCCTACGTTAGACATACGTAATGAAAATCCATTGTCTAACTTGTCTACAAACTGCCGAGTTAAGGCAGCACGTATATCCTCTACAATCTGTTCAATCACTTCTGGTGATAACGTACTATCACCAAACCGTAGATTGGAGAGGTACTGGTGTACCTTAAGTTCAGCAGGATGATTCATTAGGCAGCTACGTCCACATCTACAAACTCTTCGACAAGCATGTCATCACGCTCCTGTTCTTTCTTAGCTGACCCTTCATTAAACTTCTTAATGATGTAGTCGTTATAGTTACTGATCCAATCATTGAAGTTAGCAAAGGTAACCTGATCCTTATCTTCCAATGGAATCATGACACCGAAGTCAGTATTGAAAGATGGTGTATAAAACTGTTCACCGTTAGGAAGATCATTTGCATCTGTGCCTAACTTAACCCAATGCTGAGGGAGTAAACGATTCTGTTTAGCGAACAATGCTACAACAGCACCTGCAGATTTGAATGCATCCTTGTTATCAATTTCCCAAATGAATGGGATATTGTTATCCAACATAATCGATGATCCATCTGCTGCATATGCATTGTCAGCTTGTATCTCACCGAATAAAACACGAACACGTTTAATAGACTTCATGAGGTTCTTTACTTCTTGTGGAAGAGCACTGTAGTCTTTAATCCACCCAGATGGTTTACCACAATTGAATCCACCCATGTTGTCACGAAGGTCTGCATTGAGATCCTTATCCATTACTGTTTTGACATACATGTTTTGTTCACCTGCTGCACCTTTAATGAATCGTTTGTACATGAAGCGTTGGTTGAACAATCGGATGGCGGGATTCTGTAGGTAGTAATCTGTCTCGTTGTAGTTAAGAACATACATACCTGCTTCAAGAACTTCTACTTTCTTGATCTTACCTTTGATCTCTTCTTCACCCATAACTGCCTTATGACTAATCTTCAAGCGAGCCAGATTGCTTGATTGCTTAGGGGACTTCATGTCTACTGACATGCCCATAGCCTCTGCCATTGCAGCGAAGTTACCGCTGTTTACAAGTGATAAGCTAGTGCTCATTTAATTTCCTTAAGTTAAAGTTGATTGTGGAACTTCTTTTTGTTCAAGCCAATTATTTCCTATCTTTGCTTCCAATGCAAGTGGCACATTGAAATCTATCGACCATCTCTTGTTAATGAGATTGATAAGATTAGCCTGAACTTCGTCGATAACTTGTACTACATACTCAATTTCATCTGGGTGTACATCAATGACAATAGAATCATGCACAGAATTTACCACACAACTTTCATAATGCACAAGTCGTTTATGTATTTCTACCAATGCTAGTGGGACTATATCTGCAGTAGCAAAAGATTGCACAGGATAATTCTTTATCTGTGTAAAGTTTGTTACAGTGCCATCTCTCTTACGCTGTGTGTTAGGGAATACAAACTCCCTGCCACTTGGTAGTTTAATGTACCCGTAACTAACTACCTGCCTTGCAAGTTGCTTATGCCATTGGGCTACTCCTTGATATTTCTCCATGAAGTGTCCGTAGTAAGCCGACTCTGCAGGTGTTCTTCCATATCCTGTGGCTCCGTATAAGGGTGCAAATGTATGAGTCTTAGCTGTTTGTCTAGACGTTGTTTGGCCTGCCTCCGTAATAACCTTTGCTGTGTACGAGTGAACATCAAATCCTTCTTTGACTTCTTTGATTGCTGTTTCATCTTGAGATAAGAAAGCTGCAACCCTGAATTCTAGCTGAGCAAAGTCAGCTTCCATAATCTTCCCACCTTCCCAACGTGAAACAAATACACGCTTCACAGGAAATGTATTTCCTCTTGGCATGTTCTGCATGTTGGGATTGGAACCACTGAATCTGCCTGTTGCAGTGATGTGCTGATTCAATCTCACATGCAACATGCCATCATCTTTTATGAAAGCTTCAATGCCATCTACGAAATTGCTGAGGTAACTGTCCAGGGCTGACAGTCTTCTGAGCTTACTTAAAAACTCAGATGCCTCATGCATTTGCTTTGATATAGCTACCCTTTCAAGTATTTCGAGGTTGTCTTTTGATGTACCGAAACCATTGGCTGATGCCCACTTTGAATTGGGGGCTGTGAACTTGAGTCCTGCGACATCTTTCGTCTGCTCATAGATAAAGCCTGAGCCATTACATGCATTGCATTTCGTAGCCCTCTTGAATGCTGAACCATCTTTTTTAACTTTATAGATAGATCCTACACCAGAGCAATCACTACACTGTATAGCTTTTGTTTTATACAAGGTAGCAAAGTTCTGTTTCACTGCCTCTTTAAAATCTGCATCAGACATGTAAGGTGTGATAGCTGATACCCACCTAGTCTTATCCAATGGTTTCCTACTATAAATAACCCATGACAATTGCTCAGGACTATTGAGATTGATCGGTGTATCACCCATAAGCTTATGCACCTGATCATTTAAATACTTCTCAATATCAGACTTCTCGGTAATGAACTGGTGTCTTACTTGTTCCAGTGCTTCCATGTCTACCTTAAACCCTGCCTGATACATCCTAGCAAGCACTACAGTGACTTCGTTAGTGAGATCGATAGTACCCACTAGCCCTGCATATTCAGGCTGCTGTAGCTTGTTCTGGATGGATTTGTAGATCCATTCAGTAGCACCTAGGTCATGGCATAAGTATTCTGAGAGTGTTGCATGGGGGATATCTCGTACTGAGATACCACGTTTGAGATAATCTTTGATGACATCTTGTTTCTGGACAGGGGAATTGTGTCTCATTGCCACTGATCCCAAGTCAAGGGGGTTAGTTATACCACGCAGTAAGATGTAT